AGTTATCAAGTATCTATTGTCATTCATTTTATCTGCGATATCAACTCCACCTGTTGAAGATTGTGGTGGTGGGATATCTAATTCGATAACAGTTCCAACACTTAAATCTGTTCTCAAAGGTATCGTAATTATAATTCTGTTTTGTTGTAAGATTTCTAACATTGCTCTACGTTCTAATTTACCTGAATCAACTTTAGCAGACCAACCTTTAAATGATTCTTCGGTATCTAATTTATCTGCATTGTCAAAAGAATGAATCATTTTAGTATCATAAATTTTTAGTGAATCATATTTGTATCCTAAATTAGCGTCAACATCTTTCTCTGTGACTGGCGGAGATACTTTTGCGTCCGTTACATTTTCTGTTGTTAAAACTTTTTCAAAGACTTCATTTTCTTCACCTGTTCTTATCATAGGAAAACCTGATAAATGATTTTCACTATTTCTATTGAACAAGTCATTTATAGAATACAAATCTATTTCGTCTACTTTTCTTATCGGGTCATATGTAATCTGAGTTGAAGCAAATGCACCACCAACCATTCCTCTTAAGGTGTCTGCTCTTTGTGGGTGTTCGATTGCTTCAATCACAGTATTAACACCCCCTTCAGCATTTGCGTCTACGTCTGCAGTTTCTGTATCTGCTTGTCTTGAACCATATGAAAATTTAAGAGGAAATTCTTGTTGAAACATTTCGTCAATACTTTTAAAACAGAATCCACCATTTAATGTTTGATAGAAAAACATACCATTTCTATATACCGCTTTATCTTCTAATCCTTTATCTGCATTATTAACTGTAAAGTCTATGAACTTATCAATAGTCCAATTAGGAACAACCATTTGACAGTTTTCGGGTTTTGAATCTTCCCAATGAACAAACTCATCTGTTTTCATATGACCTTCATTAATAAGAACGTTTTGTAACATCTTATCATATGAACCACGCATGACTCTAGACACTCTCGTATTTCTAACAGTAAACATGCGTGGGTCACATACTTTTAAAACGTAGGTTTGTGTCGCTTGGTCTATCCTGTTAACTGCACTTATCTTATAAACTTTAAAGTCTCTATCAATTGTAAATTCTTTTGGTGCTTCTTCACCCATACCTTCAATCTGTTTGATAGCAACACGAATGAATTCGTCACCAGTAATTTTAAAATTCTTTAACATATCAAGACCGTCTATGATATGGATATCACCTGTAACAAATTTATTGTATATACTTTCATACAAGCGAAACATGTGCACCATATTTTGTATGTCTACACTTTCGCCTTCTTGGTTTACTAGGTTAATTGCATCGATAGTGAATACACCACCCTGCATGTTTTTCTTTTCAGTCATTATGCACTCATTACACGTTCAAATTCAGATACAACTCTTCGTATGAACTCAGGTCTGATAACTTTTATCTTTCTTCTCGCTTCGTTTTCTTCGTATTCTTTTTCGTAATACGTTCTTGGTTGATAGGTTCCCGTAGTATTGTTGTTATATCTATAACTATTAATTCCACCTGCATTAGGGTCATAGTAATATGCAGTTGCGTCTATTCCATTTTTTACACTGGTAGGTGTGAATGATTTTGCAACAGCACCGTCTATGGTGCGAACTGTGTTAACTAATTGATTTGCCACAAAGTCTTTACCATTTGTTCTTTCTACCCAAATTCTATTATAAGTTGGGTCAACTTTTATAATTTTACCTTCTGTTGTATTCTGCGTTATGTCTTCACCGATTAAAAATTTAGAAGTAGCAGATACTATATCGGTGCTTACAGACGCAACCAATACTTGGCCAGGATATTTTTTGTTTATAACTTCTTGAAAGGTATTGGTATCCATATACCAGTCATAGTAATTAGTAATATCATTTGCAAGAAATAATGTCCAGTGTAAATCACCATTACCATAAAGTTTACTTGCAACTACGTCAGGTCTTTCACCTTCTTGTAATTCATAAAAAGTATAATCAACTACTTGATTAAGTTGTGTTCCTTCTATCTTCGCTTTACGAAAAAAATCTTTGATAGTAACAAATTTTCCGTTACTAAGTTTGTATTGAACTTCGGGAAAGTTCTTAAATAATTGATTTGCCATTAGTCGCCTCTAGTCCTTCTATCTGTAATACTGTAATCAGTAGGTGTAATACTCTTGTCTCCAATAGGTGATATTTTTTGGAAGTTCTCTTGAGTAACAATTTTAATTTCTGTAAAGTCTATTTTCATAGAAGACTTTGTTGGTTGTCCATTCTCGAAAAAACCTAACTCTGTATCTCCATGAGAAATATCACAACCAGTGCAAACCATTGGCATAAATCCGTCTAGTCTTTCTGCGATTGGGCCATCGAATGATACGTCAAATATATTTGGATAGTTAAAGAAGTTTTCGTTTTCTGTTACTTCTGAACTACCGTATGTATCAGGTAACATTGCAGTTCTAAAATAATACATAATTTGTTGCACCATGTCTGCTTCTGCTTCTGAACGTGGATAGAAATCATATGAAAATGAGAAAGAACGGAAACCGATTCCTTCTAACATTTGTTCTTCCATTGGATTTACTGCTCGTCCAGCACTAAAGTTTACAAAATCACCTGTAGCAGAATTCATAAGTTTGTTTATGGCAGCTCCCGCCATGTTTTTAACCTCACCTGCAAAGTTTTCTAGTGAACCACCCTCTCCAAAAAAGTTTCCTGACTCACCACCGTCAAACATATCTGCAAGTCCACGGATACCTGCACCGAATCCTTGAGTTTTATAGTTAACTGTAAAGTTACTTGCTAAATGTTCGGGTTTTACGTATAGTGCAATTTCTATATCATCTTTTGATAAAAGATTTTGACCGTTTTTACCGTCTCTTGCTTCACGTGCTCTAGTTGAGAATACAATATAGTTATCTAATTGGTCATATATTGGATATACTAAATCTGTAGTTCCGCCAGAAGGTGTAGATTTCGCTTTTGCTTTACCTGTATTTCTTGCGTCTAAATTTTTCTCTAAAGAAGTTCGTCTTTTTTCTAAAGTTCTTTTAGCTTCTTCTGCTTGTTCACCTAATTGGTCAAGAACTGTAGTCTTGTCAATGTTTTTTAGTTTGTTTTGAATTCCTTTGACTGATTCTACAGCAGACTTTGCTTGATTGACTTTGTCTAGTAATTTGCTTAATCCCATAAATACCTTCGTTGAATAAATTAATTGGTAATATATCTATTTATGTCTTACAGTGGCAAGTTTAAACCTAAGAATTACAAAAAATATAAAGGAGACCCTACAAAAATCTATTATAGGTCGTTATGGGAGCGTAGATTTATGGTTTACGCTGATTCTAACCCTAATATTTCCGAATGGGGTTCAGAAGAAGTGGTCATTCCTTATGTTTCACCCCTTGATAGAAAACGTCATAGGTATTTTCCTGACTTTTATATCAAATATACTAACTCGCAGGGACAAACTATACGTGAAATTATAGAAGTTAAACCTAAGAAACAATTGAAACCCCCAAAGAAACCTGAACACAGAGTTTCCAAAAGATATCTTATGGAAGCACAGACTTATGCGGTCAATCAAGCTAAATTTAAAGCAGCTGAAATCTATTGTAAAGAGAGAAGATTAAAATTTCGTATATTAACGGAAGACCATTTGACCTAAATGCATAAATAGTTGTATGGGACAACTACTGGACGATTTACAGAACGAGAAACCTAGCGAATTACGCCAAAGAAGTATCGACAGTATGAATTGGTTCCGTAATAATTTACGACAAATAAGAGTGCGTCATTCTTCCTTGTTAGACGAGTTTAATGCTACAGGAAGAGTTGAGTTGGGAAAAATTTATATGTTTTTCTACGATGCGAAGACACAAGACAAACTTCCTTACTGGGATTATTTCCCTTTATGCATTCCTATTAAAAAATATAAAACAGGTTTTATGGGATTAAACCTACATTACTTGGCACCAAGATATAGAGTCAGATTACTGGACGCTATGTATGGAAATATGCAAGATAATGTATTTGATATTAATTACAAAATGGTAAAGTCTATTGGTAATTTAAGATGGGCAAAACCCTGCGTTAAACAATATCAATATGGTTACTTTAACAGTTATATAAAAGAGGTGCAGTCAGACTATTACGATATAGTTGCAATGTTACCCACACAAAGTTTTAATGTAAATGCGAATACAGTTTATTCTGATTCGTTGAGGAAAATTTAATGGCAATAAAGAATTTAATAAAAAGAGGTGTTTCTAATTTCTTAAGTGGGAATGATAAAGGAACAAGTATCGATAAGTTTAGAGCAAACTTTGATATCGGTGCAAGGTCAAATAGATTCCAAGCAGACTTTTTTGGCCCAATGGGATTGTCTCTAGAAGGATTACGTTGTGATACTGCTACATTGCCAGGCAGAACAATTGAATCAACTGCATGGTCAGAATACGGACAAAAAAGACAAATGCCTCATGCGGTAAATGACGGTGGTGAAACTGCATTTACATTTTTCTGTGACCAAACATTTGCTGACAGATTAATCATTGAAGCATGGCAGACTTTAGTATACACTGCTGGTGAAGGTGACCAACTCCAACCAGTCTTTGCATACTACACTGATTACATAGGACAAGTAGACATTACACAATACAGGGTTGACGGAAACTCTGCTATGAAATATAAATTATATGAATGTTATCCAAAGAGTTTTGAAGCTATGACATTAGACTCAAACACTCCTGATAATATTTTAAAGTTTTCGTGCACGTTAGCATATCGTGGTTGGGAAGTAGAATATACTGAACCACCTGAGCTTTCAGCACTAAATAAAGGTAGAAGATATCTTAATGTTGCCATGGAAGCGCTATCAATCGGTAGTCGTTATGGTAGTAAAGGAGATAGACTACTGAACAAACTAACAGGATTAGACACTAACTTAGGTAAAATTAATAATGTGTTTGGTCGTGGTGGTTAATATTATATAATAGAGGATAATTATGAGTTTACCAATACAGTCGGCACCTACGTATACGTGCGTGCTACCAAGTAATGGGAATGAAGTTAAATTCAGACCTTTTCTTGTAAAAGAACAAAAGGTTTTAGTAATTGCGAAAGAGGGTGAAGACCAAAGTAGGTCACTTGATTCTATCAAGACAATGCTCAAAGGCGTAACTGCATTTGAAGAAAACGATTGGTTAGATATTGAAAAACTACCAATGTTTGATATTGAATTCTTGTTTATTAAAGTAAGAGCAGTATCAGTCGGAGAAACAGTTACAATTAATTTGTCTTGTCAAGAAGAAGGGTGCAATGGCACAGGTGAAGTTACGGTGAACTTAGAAGAAGTTCAAACTTCTAAACCTGAGGGCGTAGAACCTAAAATTATGATTACTGATGAAATGGGTGTGGTATTGAGATATCCTAATTGGAACACTATGGAACGTGTTAATAAGATACCTCAGAACGAACAACCTATTGCGATGTTGAAGGAATGTATTTCTGAAATATTTGATGCGGAAAATGTATATGATACAGATGACGTATCGAAAAAAGAACTAAGTGATTTTGTGGACAACTTAACGTTCCCACAGATAGAAAAACTTGGTTCATATTTCGATGACATGCCTAAAGTGTTTTACGATGCTGAATACACATGTAAAGTATGTGGAACGAAGCAGTCTCGCACCATGGAGGGCTTACAAAGTTTTTTTTGATAGGCCTTTCTCATGAGAGCGTATTGAATTATTACAATACGAACTTTCAGTTGATGCAACATCATAACTATAGTTTAGAAGAACTTGAAAATATGATGCCATGGG